TTCCAAGATCATTAATAGTGTATATTCCTACCGATGATATGTTGTAACTGTAGGAAGCAGAGTTTGCTTCACCACCAACTGTAAGAATAGATCCAGAACCAAAGTATTTGCTTGTATATTTTTCAGTAATAGAACCACTAATTGTGAAGAGATCAGTAGTTTCTGGTTGTTTTGTGACAAATGCTGCAGATGATGCGCCGCCACGAATTGTGGAGATTGAACCAGAACCAGAATATGTAATGCCAGCAAGATTTGCAATTCCAGCAGAACCAAAGAATTTGAGAAGACCGAATGGATAATAAGTGGTTGTGTCTTCAATTGAACCATAGTTAAAGAATCCATCGCCAAGATTTCCAATATTCCCATAATTAACTGTAGTTCCAGAAACAGTAATTGCACCGTAATCAGAACTATCAAATGTTTTAATTGAAGATGTATTATAATTGTATGCAATCGCTGCAGAAGAATTACTAATTGCGAAGAGTGTTCCAGAACCTTTAGTAATTCTTACAAATGCTGTAGCAGAGACGCCACTTACAGTATAAAGATTGGTATCTCTGTAGATGTAAATTTGTGGTACTGGTTGTGCTTGAGCAGTTGTTGCAGCACCAGAAATATTGATAGATCCTGTGGTTTGATGACTAAATGATCTCTTTGCAATGTTGTAAGAGCCATTGACTGAAAGAGTGCCATATGGATAATTATTTTTTGTGTCAATAACAGAACCGTAATCAATTCCAACGTCACTACCAACAAAAATTGTTCCATAATTTGAAGTTATATCAGCAATGTTGCTGACTAAACCATAATTATCAGTAGAGAATATTGTTATTGAAGAAGAATTATAACTGTATACTGTAGAGTTAGTAACTACCCCAACTTCAAATAGTGATCCAGTACCAACAAAAGAAGGACTTTGTTTTGTTAATGCTGAACCATAAACACTAAACAGAGATGTTGATGTATCTGTTCTAACACTATCAATTCTATTTTGCTCTTTCGTACTGAATGCAAACAGATTACCAGAACCAATATACGAAGGTATTCTACAGAATTGAACAGAAGCAGAACTGCTTACAGATACACAACCTCTGTATGGGAATTCTGTAGTTGTATTAATAATATAACCACTATCAATTTTACTACCACTACCAGCAGTAATAAATCCATAATTAGTGGTTGAACCAGAAGTAATTACATCACCATAATCAGATGCGGTAAAGTAATTAACTGAATTAAAATCATAATTAAAACTTACGGAAGAATTGGAACCGCTGATTGTAAATAGAGATCCAGATCCAATATATGATGGTCTTCTATAGAAGATTGTTGACGCAGAACCAGTTGCAATAATTGCTGGTTTTCCGTAAATAGAATTGAATTGATATTCAACAGGAACATAAACTTGTGGTGTTGGTTCAATAAATGAAACTGTTGCAGTTCCGATAGTTGATAGTATTCCAGATCCAACAACAACTTGTGATTTTTTAGTTGTGGAAGATCCTGTTACATTCAGTAAACCATAAGGATAAATGGTTCTCGTGTTAATAATTACACCATAATCAAATCCAACATCACTACCAATAATTACAGAACCATAATTTGCTGTATCGCCACTAGTAATAATTGTTCCAGCATCAGATGTTGAGAATACTGATACAGAAGAAGAATTATAACTATACGTTTCAGTACTTGTAGGTGTTTGTGATATTTCATAATTTCCTACATAAATGTTTCCTGAAGTAGTATAAGAACCTCTGAACAGTACAGATGCATTACCTTGAATCCCGAAGAGAGATGTTGATGTATCTGTTGTAAGAAGGGGTAAAGCAAAATCTGCAGATCCTTTGAATGTAAAGAGTGATCCAGAACCAACTTGCTTGTAAATATTTTGTTTTGTCGTAACTCCAGAACCAGAAATACTTGTAGAACCGTAAGGTCTAATTTGTCCAGTATGAATTACATATCCATAATTAATTGCTGCAATATTGAATTCTGAAATTGAACCATAATCGGATGTAGATCCATAAGAAACAATATCTCCATAATTCTCTGTTGAGAATGCAATTGTTGAAGCAAGAGTATAATTATAAATGACAGAGAATTTACATCCACTATCTTTATAGATTAATCCAGAACCATTATATGCGTAAGAAGTTTTATATGCAGTTGTTGCAGAACCATTAATTGCATATAATCCATAATCTCTTTCAACATAAATTTGTGGAATTGGTTCAATAAATGCAACTGTTGCTGTTCCAGAAATTTTATTTGAACCAGATCCATTATATGCTGGTGGCGTGCGAACTTCACTACACGAACCAGAGTAAATAAATTTACCGTATGGATAAACATAATCAGTATTGATGATGTAACCATAATCAATTTCTTGATCACTATCAATACCAATAGAACCATAGTTAGTTGTTGAACCAGAAGTTATAATATTTTCAAAATCAACAAACGAGAATGTATTGATTGAAGAATTTGAATATCTGTGTGTATACTTGTTTGTAGATTCACCATACACATAACTAGTACCAGTACTAGTAAGTATTAAAGTAGTATTAGATGATGAAGAACCATTGATTTCAAAAAGATCAGTAGTTTCTTGTTGTTTTGTAATAATAGATTCTGTTTGTGCAGATCCACCAAATAATTTTTTAGTTCCAGAACCAGAATTAATGTATAAATGTGTATAATCAGAATCTGCAGATCCATAGAAAACTCTATAACCCTTATATGGAAGATCAGATTCTGCTACAATTAATCCATAATTAATTCCAGAAGTTGATCTTGCATTAATCGTTCCATAATCAATTGTAGATCCATTTTCAACAACACTACCAAGATCCAATGTGGAGTAAAGATCTTCAGATTGTGTAATAAAAATATATTTTCTTGAGAAAGAATTATTTGACTCAAGATCAGAATATATAAATCCAGATCCATTATAAGGATATGTGGAATTAAACGTAATGTTACAAGATCCAGTAAAGGAAAATAACTCAAATCCTTCAGCAAGAATTTCTTGTGTAGTCGGTTCTGCAAATGTGATAGATGCAGATTTAAATGTACTAATTTGACCAATTCCAGTATAATCAAAAGTTCTAATGACAGGTTCAGAAGTTCCAATAATATTGGTAAGGTTTTTACCATCAGTGATACTTTTATCTACAAGGTATTCATAATCATATGCACTTGTAAATATGTCTGTTATTAGACCATAATCGGTTGTAGATGCATAATCATTAATTGCTCCCAGGTCAATAGAATTAATACTAAATGATTTTGTTCTATAGTATTTGTATGCAAATGCTTCATTTAAGCTTCCAGAGGTGTAAAGAACGTCTGAAGCAGTATATGTGTATGTTTGATTAATTCTTGGTTGAATAGTGTAAGCAGAACCAGAAATCGTAAACAGAGAGGTTTCTGATTTAATTTCAATAGTATTTGTTTTTGATTGTGATGATCCCGAAATAGTTGAGAACGATCCAACTCCAACATAAAGTTTTGGTAAACTTATTTCAGCAGAAGAATCAAATCTATATGAACCAAATCTAAATGGATATTCAAGTAATCCATAATCTTGAATAGGTTCTAATACTTCATTGTTAATAAATCCATAATCAAAATAAATTGAATATAAATCTAAATCACCATAATTTTTATAATCTGGTACTTGAGTTTCTGTAAATGCTTGATAGGTATAATTATGAGAATTATTTGATGTACCTGTAATATTAAATAATCCAAATCCAGATGGAGCGGGAGTAAATAAGGAATATGTGCTAATATTATTAAAAGCAAATAATGTACCTTCACCAATAATAATTGGAGAAGATGAATTAAATTCTATGCCGCTTCTAATAATAGAAATAGCACCAGACCCATTATAGGATGGTGCAAAATTATATTCTGTATACGAATACAGGAATTCGGATCCAAATGGATACTTATATGTCTGAATTAAATCGTTTGCATAATCAATTCTATTTGTTTCTGTTTCTGATATTGCACCATAATCAAACGCATTTGTGGTTGTAGAGTAAATACGTCCATAATCAGTGGAGTAAGGTGCATTTACAACAATAGAATCGTAATTATATGTAACTGGACCAGTAATTAATGGTAATGTTCCACCATAATAATATTTTGCTGTATCTGATTCTCCTTCAAAATTAATATTTCCGTTTCCAATGTATGCATTTGTGTGTCGAGGGGGTCCCGTAATTCCAGGAGCAACAATTAGGGTAATATCACCACCCATTTCAAATAAAGTACCGTTACCTACCCAAGTAAAAATTATATTATTTTCTGACTTATAATTATAAACTCTAATATTTCCTGCGACAATATTATTGTAAGATGCAGAGGATTGTGAACTTCCTCCAGCAGTAAATATTTTATTGGTATATGAAGCATCAATAAATTTGTAATCAAAATATTCATAAGTAATATCTAAATTACCTAAATCAATAAATGTATCAATTGATTGATCAATAGTAGAATAATCTACAATTGTTATAATTTCTGAATTATTAGTTTTGTAACTGAATACAAAATTAGGTACAACATCTCCTACTGACGAAATCAAAGTTTCGCTAATTTCTGAATTGTAGGAAAATACAACCATTAATACTACCTCTAAATTAAAAAGGGATTACCCATAGGCAATCCCTCAAACTGAATAATATAAGTAATTTTATCAAAAATCAGTCAAGGCTAACATTCAGAGTGATCTTAATTTGGTCGCCGTTGTTTTGAATGGGATATGGACCATTTGTAAATCTTTCAGCAAACAGAATGCTTGGCAGCAGAGTTGCATTACCAGCACCCGCAAGAGCAGGAGATGTTGTAAAACTAGTACTAGTTGTGCTGAATACAGTATAGTGACCAGGAGTTACAGTAGAACCACCAGAACCAGCGGCAATATAAATTACGTCACCAACTTGAAGGTTGTGTGCAGTAGCACCTGTAGATACTACAGACCAATTCAAATCAATACTGGAGTCAGTAGCAACCTGAATGTTATCAGTCAAAGTAGAAGACAGATAAATTCTTCTAAGAGCATTATCAACACCAGTAATTGTTGTACCAGAAGCAACAGCAGTGTTACCAGTTATTCTTTGGCCTACAGTAACATTGTCCATTACGTTTGCAACGTTAGGAAGAGTAATATAGTTATTACCAACAACGCCAATACAAGGATTACTATTATCACCTTTTGCAGAAGTGCCATTAGCAGTAGAGGTAGCAGCATCTGCTACACCTTGAATGGCAACAGGCATATTCTGTGCTCTGGAAAGATAATAACCATAAATGTTTCCAGCAGCGGCAGTGAAAGTAAATACTTGCTCGGGATATGTTGCAGTTGTAACACCACCACTAAAACTAATAGCACCAGAAACAGTACCAGTGTTTGCCGTATTTAAAGTAATGAGTGATCCACTTACATTACTTACTTTAGCACCAGAAGCAATACCAGTACCAGAAACAATGTTACCTACGCTAACTGTACCAGTAAGACCAGTCACAGTAATTTGAAATGCGCCAGAAGAACCAGTGGAATTAGTAGAAGAAGCTACAGGATCTGAAGCAGTAGTAACTGTCCAGCGATTGCCATTAAGTAAAACTCCGTAGTTAGCAGTATAATCTTGATCAGAACGATTATTTACAAGTAGTGGATAACCAGTGGTTGGAGCAGAACCATAACCATTTGTATTGGTTGAGTTGTATGGTTCAAAATAAGCAGTTGCCGAAGGAACATCACCTTCAGCAGGAGTTGTGTTAGAAGTAAAAAGCTTCAGAACCAAGTTTCTTGGGATCTGATGTGTCGCATTTAGCAAAGTGCGAAGCGAATCTACCTCACCAATATTTGGGACTAAAAGAGCCATGTAAAAGTTCCTCCAAGGAAAAAATTGATTTTTGTAATTAGTTCAAATCTATTTATAATTTTATTTTCAGTGCGATTGAAAATTTATTAATTCCCGCCGCTGAAATAACATTATAATTAAGAATGTCGCCAGCGTTAAGAACTTTATTCCAAGCACTTAAATTATCGCTGGTATTTTTATTTTGAGTTACTAATGAGGGTCTATTTCCCCCACATATTGTAGTAACGTTTGGATAATCAGCATATGATGATTTTTTAATATCCAAAACTAAACTACCAATTTTATCAGCAACCAATACCCAAGATTCTATCACACCTGTGACATCAATTGCAAGACAACCTTTATCACCAATAGTGATTGCACTTGAACCATAATCAACAACATAATTAATAGTTCTTGTTAAATCAGCAGTATTTGCTAAAGCAATACCAAAAAAAGGAACATTACAGGGAGCAGTAGCAAACGTAATCTGATTTCCTGATACAGAATATCCTACACCAGGCTGCAATATAATGTTATTTATAGATATGATAAGTTGTTGATCATTCAAAGCATTATACAAAATTCCACCAATTCTAATATCAAAAGTTTTTTTAATGCAATCAAATTGACCAGAAAGATCATCAATAATTAAATTTTGATATTGAATTGATTTTGGTGGAGATTGATAATCAATACCGACCCTATAAAGATCTGGATTTTCACCAGTTACCAAATAAGATGGTTGATTTAATGTTACTTGATAATCAGACACTATGTTACCCCTGGAGTTACTGTAGCAATTCCTTCTACTACTCGGGTTTTAATACTAGCAGGAGAAGTTAAAACAATATCATAAACATAACGTTTAGGATCTAAAGTTGCAGTAGTTGCAGCAGGTAACGACAAAGAAATTATACCTTTAATTCTATCAACAAATCCTACTGTAAGAGGAACAGAATTAGAAGTATAATAACTTTTTTTCATTTTTGCTTCTGCAGTATATCCAGTTAGATTCAGATACGAACCATCAAAATTTCTAATAGTAAAAGTTGCAGAGAAATCTGTATTTTTCTCAATGACAATATTGATGGTTATAGCAGACATTTATAAAAAAAGACCTTCCTTTTATTTATAAGGAAGGTTTGATTATTATTCTTCAGGCTTTTGTTCTGAAGGTTCTACAGCTTCTGATGGTTCTAAAATACTCAATGCTTCAAGAGCACCTTTAAGTTTTAATGCCATTTCTTTTTTTGTAGTCAATTGACTTTCAAGATTGCCAATTTCATCAACAATAGTATTAAATTGATTTGTAAAATTTTCTTTAAGTTCTTGTGGTGTCATAATTTTCCTCAAATAGATTGTAAATATGTGAGCATTTTTTTAGCAACGTTATCCCACTGATATGCGGGATTTTGAGTCATCTTAGCACATGCCTTTGCTTGTGTTGCATAATATTTTTTATTTGAATATAATTTATTCAGTTTTTCTACTACACTATCAATAGAAACATAAGCTCTATCAATACCATAATTTATATCTTTTCCCATAAAGGCAATGTCAGCAAGTTCTCCACAATCTGCAAAAATTTCAGCACTTGCTGCATAATTAGGAATAATTTGTGGGCAACCAGTTGCTGCCATTTCAAATGGTACTAGACCCCAACCTTCACCCTCAGAAGTATTGATACCAACATCACAAGAGTTATAAACAATATTTAAAACTTCTGGAGTAATATTATTTTTTTCTGGAGTAATATCAGTTCCCGAAAGATATAATCTTCCTTCAGAATCAACACCATTTTTTGCCATTTCCACATTAAAAAGTGGAACAATATCCCAACCACAATCTTTAATCCCCATATGAAGATAAAGTTTAGTATTCGGTTTTCCAACAGCAAATTTTGCAAATGCCATGATGGTTAAATCAATTCTTTTGCGTGGTTGATTTCTATTGCCATTAAAAACAATAAAATCATCTTTTTTCATGCTGCCAATGATATCTCTACATTCTTGTTTATTTTTTCTATAAAAAATATCACTATCAATACCATGCTCTAAAGTTTCAATTCTGCCAGTATAACCAGCTTCTTTAATTACATTAGCAGCAAAATTTGTATATGTAATTGAAAGATCAATATCATTAAGGAATTCCACTACCTCAGGAAACCAACCACCACCATCTACAGGAAAATAAGCAACAAACTTAAATTCATCTTCTTCTTTATATTTTTTTAAAATTTCCCAGTAATATTTAATAATCCAAACATCATTAAAGGCGATAATAATATCTGGCTTAATAGCATTATAAAGTTCTTCAAGATACTTAAATCCATATGGATCTACTTGCTGCCCACTTTTTGTGGATGCCGCAAAAATGTTGAATGGGAAATCATGCTTTTGTCCAAAATAATTAATGCCCATCACATTGGTGTTAAATTCTTGATGAATTCTTGTTAAAATAGATTCAGTAACTCTGCCAAATCCACTTGGAATAACACAGTCACCTAACCATAATATTTTCTTTTTACTCATAAAAACCATAAGGGGGTTAGACACATCATACTATAATTTATAAGAGTTGTCAAGAACGAATTATGCGATGCTTCCTCCAATTGTACTATTAGCATTAAATACCGTTACAACTGCAGTGCCAGAAGTTGCTGCTAATGTAACTGAAGTAACACTAGCACCACCAGCAGATGAACCTGGAGATAAACTTACTGCTGCAAATCCTGTGGTTGTTGTACTAGCTGTAATATTAATTTGTTTTGTGGAGGCGTTAGTATTTCTTAAATAAAGTGTAATAACTCTACCTGCGGTAAGATTACTGATATTAATTGTTCTTGCAGTACCAGTGGCACTCTGTACATATGCATAATATGAAGTGGTTGCTGAATCTACTGTAGCATCTGCATCAGTAGTTGAACTTGAATTGCCGTAAGTTTTATTTGTAAGTGTATCGGATGTTGCCCTACCAACTAAAGTATCATTAGTAGTTGGTAAATTTAATGTTCCAGTATTTACAATACTAGAAATAGTTGGTGTGGTTAAAGTTTTGTTAGATAATGTCTGTGTTCCATCAGTTGTGACTATTTCTCCCGCAGCATTAGTAAACCCCTTTCCTAAAACTTGAGTACTTGAAAGAACAGTAGTTCCATTAATTTGATAAGTTTTAGTATTTGCAATATTTAAGTTTTCTGTTGATGACCAACGAGTTCCTGTATTAGAATATGTGAAAGTAATTCCTGTTGTTCCTAATGTAATTCCAGCACCATCAACTAAGGCCGATGTTGCTGCACCATCAGCAAGAATAATATTAAGATCGTCAATACTTAATACGGTAGAATTAATTGTAGTTGTAGTTCCATTGACTGTCAAATCACCGTTAACTGTGACGCCAGAAGCAGTTAAATTTCCAGTAAAAGATGCTGAAGTACCACTTAAACTACCCAAAAGATTTAAATTTTTATATGCAATAATTTTTTCAAACCCATCACTTGTTTGAAAATCTAAGTAACTATTTGAACCTTCTTTAATACTTAAAGCTGGATTAATATTATCTTTAACTGTAATATTGACACCTTGATTTGTCAAATCAATTGTTGAACCTTTTACTTGAAATGAATTATTAATTGTTGTTGTTCCAGTTCCAATAGAAGAACCAATATTAACTCCACTATTATTAGCTAATAGTTTAAAATTATTAACTGATGATAAAATTTCACCACCATTTACATTAACTGTACCATCAAAATACGACGCTAAATTTCTGACTCTAAATGTTCCACTAACAGTAGCAGAACCCATAGTAATGTCAGTCGCCGCACCAAAAGCATTCACAGTAGTTGCTACGGTATTATAAAGATTTTGTGTTGTTTGAGATCCAATTATTGTAGGACTTTTTATAGTACAAACTCCTGTAGTTGCGCCAATATTTAAATTAGTACTAGCACCAAAGGCATTGATAGTTGTTGCATTATAATTAAAAACATATCCCGTAGTTGCTATAGTATCAATTACACCTGAATTTATATTTACATTTCCAGAAATAGTGACTGTTCCAGAAACATTTAATGTATTCAGAAAGGAAGTAGTATTAACATATAAGTTTCTCCATCCTTGATTAGTACTACCCAAATCAAAAGTATTATCTTGATTGGGAATTATGTGTGAGTTTAAATCTGCATTGAAAACAATATTATCAGTATTTAAATCGCCAAATGTTAATGTGCCATTAGTATCATTACCAGCTTTAAAAGTAATATTTCCATCAGCAGTAATATCACCGCCAACATATAAATTTTTACTAACTCCTAGTGTAGTGGAATCAAATTTATAAATCCCTAAATCAACTGCACTATCAAAAGATAAAGATGGTAAAGATTTAGTACCAGTTTTAAGTTGAATGGTTTGTCCAGAAAGAGTTACTGCGCCAGCAACTACACCATCAATTGAACCTACAATTGTTTTATCTGCAGTCACCAAATATTGACAATCACCAATATCCGTACCAATTAAATTAATTAATTGACGTTGTTGTTCAAAAGTATTGCTTAATAAAACTTGTCTAATTGTCATCGGTAATTTTCTTTAATAATTGCTTGACTTCATCAAGTTCCTGCTTCAAAGTATTTATCTCGTTTATCATATTCTCTCTATTTGCTTTTGCTTTTATATAAAGGTCATATTCATCACGATTACAATTAATCACAGCACCACTATTAAGATCACGATAAAGATTACTATGACCTTCTACTTTCAATCTATCCATTATGAATTAGCAATTACTCTTAAATCTTCAAGACGTGGAGCAAGTGCTGGATTAGATCCAGTAAATACAATTTTAATGGCAAATGCTTTAAATGGTTTTAAGTTAGATGCAGTATAAGAATATTCAATATAAGAATCAAGATCTTCTGATGATGGAGATAATGCTTCTAAATTGCTTGGAATTATACTTCCAACATTATCAGAATATCCAGTTACATTAAAATATTGCCAATTAATATTATTCATATCAGCTGTACTTCCATCTGGTTTAATTTTATAAAGAACTTTAATATCTGTATTATTAAACAGATTTGCAGTAATTTTGCAATTAAGTGCTGTTCCTGGTGTATCAAGAACAACTTCTTTAGTTACATATTTTGAAGCAGCGGAGCTTCCATATGGATTTGTATCGGGAACAAAAAGAAATCCTCCAGTGTTAGAGACAGCAGAAACAGTTCTTCCTGTAACTGGAGAAGTTCCAGCATCATTGTCATTTACAATATCCCCAACTTCAAATTTTGTTGGAGAAGTTAATTTAAGTTTTAATGATCCAGTTCCAGAATCCCAACCAATAATCACACCACTTTTAACTACAAAAGAAGTTGGAGTTGTAGTTACAGATCCTTGTGTAATGGGAGAAGTAGCAACAAAATCACCAATTATATCAATTAATTTTAATTTTTTATTTGCCAAATCTACACTAACAATTTGTGCAGATGCTCCAGATAAAGATTGTGTAACTCTAGTATTACTATCTACTGTATTTACAAAATTGCCACCACTAGATGTTGAATAACTAACAATAGCCGATTTAATAGTTTTTGTAGTATTAGTAATTGTATATGCAGAAGAAGTTGGAAGTATTAATGTCTGTGAAGAAGCACCGTATCTATCTTCATTTCCAGTAGGATTATCTATTCTTGATCCAACTGTGATGATATTAGTTCTATTCACATCAATTACTGGAGAAATATTATCTCTATTAGATTTCATTGTAAGTGAATATAAAATAGATCTCTTACCAGAACTTGAAGTAAGACCTCTATAAATTTCATTATTTTTGGAAGCAATTACTCTGCTATCATCAAAATAATAATTATCACCTGGAGAAATTTCTACAGAAGTTGCAAGAGAATATTCATTAGATGTAGAAGAATCAACTGCTTTGCCATAAATTGTTTTTATATTATGAGAAATTGAACTTGATGGGAAAGAAAGAGTTTCAATTTGTGATTGAATAATTTGATAAAGTTTATTGGTGGTGGCACGAACATAATTTCCACCACCAGAACCAGAACCAGTTACTGCAACATTAGCAGTATTCCAAAGTGTAGAATCAATTAAAATGCAATATTCATCTAATCCTACATTACTGATTGAATGAATTCCATTTAATAAACTTACGGGAACACCATAGATATTTGAAGGAGATCCAGTACCAATAATGTCGGAAAGTATTACAGTATCTCCTGTTTTCATGCCGTGATTTGGATGATTTATTCTAACAACTTTTTGGTTAGATCCAAACAATGATGAAATTCCCAGAGTATTATCAATTAAAATTGGATTATTTGGCAAACTTACATATTCTATTTCACTATTAACCAACTCTACAGTAGCAGTTGATTTAGTATCAAATACGCATCTATTTACTGTAAATTTGAGGTCTTCTAAAGAATCTTCAATAAAGGAAAAGGAATTTTGTGCCTTATAAATTGATCCCACTCTTGGTTGATTTGAAGCAACAACAATACTATTCAATAATTGATCGCCAACTTTTGAACTATAAAGTTGATAATCAGGAGAAGAACTTTTTACAATCAATGCATAAGTTTTATTATTTTCAAGATATACTGGCGAAGGAAATTTAAAATTTGTTTTTGCAGTAGCATTTGATGAAGTAGAAATGCCCATTTTTACTGAAGGATTTGTAATTCTAATTACAGATTCAGCAGTGGCGAGGGTATCGCCGCCAGTAATGATTACTGTTGGTGAAGTATAATATCCAGATCCATTATTAGTCACTGTGATATCATAAATTTTGCCATTATAAATTTTTGCAGATGCAGTTGCAACACTGCCAAAAGATCCGCCATTATCACCAGTAATAGAAATAGTAGTTGAATTTGAAGAATATCCCGAACCAAAATTAGTAACTCTAATTTTTTCTACAATACCACAATCTTGATCAATATAAAATTTAGTTGATGTAATCAAAGGTGAACGATTAAGTATAATTTCTTCTCCAGCAATAAAACTTATTCCATTATGATTGGAAAGAATTAAATTATATCTAGTGTTTACTGAGGATACAGATAGATTTGTTTTTATAGTTCCAGTGGCACCTGAAGTTTTTCCAGTAATTGTTTCTCCAGCATTAAATGTAATTCCAGTAGGAACATCATTTCCAAGTTTAATGCGAAGAATTGTATCTGGATTTAAAGATGTTTGACTAAATGGAATGATATTTCTTGTGGGAATTCCCGCAGAGGTTTCTGTAAGATAAACTGATACTGGTCTGTCCGTATCATCACCAGAAGAATTTGTTTTAGAATTAAAATAAAGATCAATACTAGATGCAAATAATCCTTCTTCATATCCACTAATGGTAAATGTTTGAGCAAGTGGATCTAATAATCCATCTTGATTGATATTTACTCTAACACCATTGATAGTTTGAACTGTATCATTTGTATCTACAGAATTTCTACTAATATTAGCAGATCTTGTAGATTGATTATTATTTGGCGCTCCAGAAATTACATATTCAGTTTCAGCAAATGTTTTTACGTCTGAATTAGAAGAACTATTTGTATTGCTAGATGTTAATCTAAAAGTTTTTACTCCAGTAGTAAAGTTTCTTGGTGTGCTGGAAGTATTATAAAATGTTGTTGCAGAAATTTCCCTATCATATAATTTTTTACCTGCTGCTGGAGCATATCCTGCTGGAACTAAGAAAATACCACTAACATTTCCATTGGTATCTGTAATAATTGATGTACCAAATCCTTTTTCAGCATATCCAGCAATTCCAGTAAATGGAGTTGTAATTCCCGTAACATCATCTGGATTTACCCAAGAAGAAACTTCAATACCATCAAAAAATGCATATAGACGAGTTCCTGGTTCTAATCCCTTTGCTACAAATTTAACAACATTTGTTCGAGCATATGGAATATATGCATTAGATACTACTCTTTGTTGTACAGAAGAATTTGGAGAACCATATGGCGTTAATCTATTTTGAGTACCATTTCTAGTTCTTGTTCTTGTTTTACCTTTAATTACAGATGTAACTGTAGAATTAAATTGAGTTGTTCCAGAAGAATTATTTAATGCATAATTTGGAGTTCCTGTCCAAAGAATTTGCCACTCATTCCAAATACTTCCCCAAAGATTACTATTATTATTTTGAATGGTATCAAATATAGAATTTTCATTTACAATTAATTCTGGTGATCTATCAGTATCTTTCCATTCATCAATAGCGGGGTCTAAAGTCAATATGCCAGAAAACTTAGAAGATTTTCCTGGATTAATATTAATTGTTTTTGTTGCATATGGATTACTTACAGTTAATTGTTCTGTAAACGGAAGTGTTAATAATTCCCCCGTTTTCTGATATCCATTTGCAATTCTCTGAGAATCATTTAGATTTTTTTCAATCAATTTAGTTTGAGATGCATAATATGATGGTCTCAAAACTCCAGTTTGAGTATCAATCGAACAAGAATAATCAAGAGAATTTGTATTTCCTACATTATGACCTTCAAAATTATCTACTAAAACGCCATTTTTAAATCTTTCATTTCCTAAAGAATCTCTAACTTGAGTGTTAAAAGTATCTTGTTCAAGTAAACTTAATACAGTATAATATTCTAATTTTTCAATTCTTTTTTCAAGCTTTCCAATATCTCTCATTGTATAGCGTTTATTGTCAATACTTTTAATTTGAATATCTTTCAAATCAAAAGTATATGCTGGAATATTGAAATAATATAATAAAAAACCATCAGAAAGTTCTGCTGGTGTTTGGGGATTTAAAGATGGAGTTCCTTTAGAAACTTTAAATGTGCCATCTTTAGTAATATAAAGAGCATCAATTCTATCCAAATAATATTCATAACCAGTGTAATAAGAAGTTCCATATAAAGGAAATGTAGAAATTGCGGAACCAGTTCCATTAAATTTTAATGCATTAATTGTAGTAAATCCATTATACCCAGGAAGAACTGTTTCAGTATTAAGCCCAGTATAATCAGAAACTCTTGGTCTGAAATCAACTACATCACGCAATGAAATTTTTCCATATACACTAGAATTATAATCTGGAATATTTTTATATGTAAAATTATCTGTAAATGTATAAGAATTGACAGTAAAATAATCTCCAGTTCCGCTTGAACCAATATGCTTAAAATAATCAAACACTACAAGCATTTTATTTGTGGGAACAATTGCTCCTGGTTTTCTAATTAATCTTGCAAGATCATAATGAGTATCTCTTTGGCCGCCATCAAAAATAAATCTATCTGTAATGTCTACATCATTTGCAGTTGCATCTGCTGAAGATGCTGACATATAAACACCTTTGAGTTTATATCCATCAGCATAATTAAGTGGAATTGTTGAATATGAAAATCCTGTTGAAATTTGATATTCTTGATTTTCAATCAAAGTTTTTGTTTTCGGTGCTGTATCTGATTTTACTACGGGAGCAATAATTTTATATGCAAGAGTTGCAAATGATGCACCTAGATTAATAGTTGCAGATTGAGCATTGCTACCAAGAGTTACTGCTCCACTAAGATCTAATAAATCTCCAGTTTGAGGATTTGCAAAAATCCAATTATTTGAAGAATATGATAAAAATGTTTCATTAGTTCCAACTGAAAGAGTTATTGTACCAGATCCATCAAGATTTCCTAAAAATTCTCTTTGAACAGTATAATTAATATTAGTGTTATTTGGATCAAGAATTGTAGTTTTTACATTCTTATTTGGTAATGGAAGAAGAAGAGTATTTCCAGAAACACCATTTAGTTTAGATCTCAAACGTTCTACAGTTTTGGCGGTAAAATTACTCAATATAAAACCATAAACATAAATTCTTGCTGTTGAAGAAGTGCCAGATTTTGTTGCAAATTTGACCAAATATTTTCTTATTGTTCCAGAATCATCAGTAATTTTAATAATATCACCATTCACAAGATCAAAATCTGGTCTTGAATTTAAATTATCTGAAGTTATATAATAGGAATTTTCCACAGCACTGAATGTTGCTCCACCAGCAACATTAAAAGTATCTTGAAGAGATGAAATATCACCAGTAAATGAATTTCCAGTATTAGAATTAAAAAAACTTTTGATTAAAGAAGAATCGTAATTAATTACATTATTTTTATTTAAAACTGCAATATAACTTGCTCCAGAACCAGAAGAAGAAGTAATAGAAACAGTAGGTGATGTATCAAATTTACCAATACTTAAACGAGCTGCTGCTGTAATTTTAATAGATCTTAACTGATTGTTTGATAATGGGTATGATAATATAATATTTGAATATCCAATTGCAGAAGTTACATTAGTTCCATTAATATTAATTGTTATTCCACTAGATGATGTATATCCACTACCAAGTGATACTGGTTTTAAATACGCAATAGATCCATCATCTTCAATAAAATTATAAGGCGTAGATGTTCCATCAAGTTCAGAAAGAATTGTTTCTCCAGATTGAAAAATTCCAGAAACTTGTGATAAAATTATTTCATTAGTTTCTGAAGAAAGTAATTCTACAATTCCAGTTGCTCCACTGGTTTGTCCTGTAATAATTTTTCCCTTTGTGAAATTAATAGCATTTTTACAAAGAATTTTTGTAAAATACTCTGTTGCAAATAATCCTAATTTATATTGAGAAGAACTTTTATTATATATTTTTGAAGTTGAATTTCCAGAAAGAAATTGTAAATATTTTGTTTTTGATAATCCAACATATGGTGTGCTTAATCTTTCAGCAGTAGAAATAGTGGCAGTAATTCCGCCCATGCTAATAGTTCCGCCAATAGTATATTCAAATGTTGTTGGATTAGTAACTACAGCAAATGCTTTAGTTGAGGAAGAATTTAATTTGTAATATCTTACTTGGCAAGCTTGCCCACTGATAGAACCACCAACTCCACTATGAGTATATGCAGTTCCAGATGATATAAGAGTAGTTCCAGAAAGAGAGGAAAGAGTTAAAATGAAAAATCTTTCATCTTCTGGTGCTGTACTATCAAGATTTGCTGTTGTTTCTCCATAAAGAGCATCTACATGAGTATCATATAATTTAATTTCTTGATATGGATTTGTAGTAACTAAACCAGTACCTGTGATATTTTGAGATTTTCCTTCAATATCAGGGAAAGAATAAAGATTATTTACAGTAAAATTAGAACCTTCTAATGGAGAAACAAAAGTATCTGACTGTGTAGCATAATCTCTTGCTTTATCAATATCAACATATCTTACTGAGGTGGTCTCAATTTCAAAACCACGAACATATGCTTTACCAGCATTAATTGCAGCAACAAATTTACTATCAGTACCACCTTGAGTAGAAGTATATACTCCATTATTTGAATTTGAGTTCAAGTGTTCTCTTAAACTTAATCCAAAATCTCTTACTATATAATCGCCAGATTCATCAAATGTTCTTCTTGCAAGAATATCTTGAATAAGACCATTTGCTTGCACCGATTCTACAGTACTTGAAAGATTTCCAGATTGAATTAAAAGTAATTGTACAAAATCTTTTTGATCTGGAGAATTTAAATCTCTCTTACTTAAATTAACTATTAATGAAAGTCTATGAGATCCAGGAGCAGAAAAATTTGAATATCCTTGTGCATTATCAAGTAAAGAAAAATCCTCTTCGGGAGTAATTAATTTTTCCGATACTAAAAATCCAACCTTATAAGAAGGATTATTATTATATTTTTCTAAAATAATTGTTTGAGTATCATTTCTTACCAAAGTACCATTAATAAAATAAATCCCTTCTTTTATTGTAACAGAAGAACCAAATCCTAAGGCGGAGCTTTGTACTGGCTTTACATTTCCACTAACACCAACAATTGCCGTTGGATTTCCAGGAGAACTTGCAATAATTGTTTCTCCTTCTGTAAATGTTATCTCTTTACTTGAAGTTCCACTATTTTCATATTTTACAAATAAAGTAGCAGCATCAGTATCAGTTTCTATAGTAGCATTTACTACTGTAGCTACAACTCCACTGTTATTGCCCGTCATTTTAAATCCAATATAATCAGTGATTGCAAGATTATTGGTAAATGAACTCACTTTAACATAACTATATTGCTTATCAAAAATAATTTCGCCAGGTACTACAATTGATCCTTGCTTAAAATTTGCTTTTGCAAGATTTTCAATTTGATTTTGAAGAATTGATTGTAAAGTAGTAAGTTCTCTGCTCTGAATTGAATATCCAGGTCTAAAGAGAACTCTATAAAAATTTTTTAATGAATCAAAATCATCAAAATATGGAGCTTTGTTAAGATTAGTACTCTGGGGCATATTATTAAACTATTTTTGATTTTTGATCTAAAGTATATATTAAAATTCTACAACTAATTTTACATCTTCAATTTGATCAATAGAACGAGAAACAGTTCTTCTGTTTTCAACATAAATGATATCCCCAGTATATTTTTCAATCTCTGGTCTTGAATATCCATTAGAAAAATTTAAATTAGATATTGTTAAACTATAATTAGTATCTGGAGTTTCTACAGCACCTGAAGTAGCACCAGTAATGGAATTTCCTCCAGAAAATAATTGTAAAGAACCACTCTGATTTCCAGTAGAAATATCTTCATATTTTGTTTGATACAATTTTAAAATTTTTGTTGTACTATCCCAAGAAACTACTCTTCCCTTCGCTCCAGTTACTGCTTGTGTTATGAGTTCGTCAACAGCAAAAGTTGCTGAAGTAGCAGTTGGAAATTTAATGGCAGTAAGAGCATTATATGTTGATGATGTAGCAATAACTCCTGTAGAATCTTTGGGGTCACGAAGAATACCAATTCTTCTAAAATCGTTGTCTACTGGAAATTCAAGAGTTTCATCATATTGCAATCTAGAATTAACCATAACTCTTTTTGCACCAAGTTCTTTATAAACGTTATATCCATGTCCTCCTGTTGGTGGTATAATAACTTCAAGAGATGCTCCAGACCCAGCACCAATACCAGAAATTTCAGTGGAATTTACATTAATAACTCCATAAGTATAATATTGACCTGGAGTTGTGATAGTTGCAGAAGTTACAGTACCACTATTAACAGTAATTGTAGAAACTGCTTGAATACCACCAGTTTTTCTTGTATAATCACCTCTGATGGGAACATTTGTATATGTACCATCAGTATAGCCAGATCCACCATTTTTAATCACTATGGTGTCAATAGCACCATCTACAGCGGCATTTTTAACATCAGTACCATTCGTTGGATCACCAGAAACACCTATTCCCCAATCGGCAGGAAGTGGCATATAAGATGTAGTAAGGAATTTTACAACATCATCAGTGCCAATACTATACATAAATTTCCATTTATATCCATCAGCAGTACTAAATACCGAGTTAGAAGTTCCAGTAGGAGCAACAGTTGATGCAATTCCATTTGGATTTGCAACATTAGATCCATTGTAAATGCATTTATATATTTTATAATTATTAATTACATAAAATTTAGCATTGTATAAATTAGAGGCATTTTCTGCGGCGGAGTTTGCTTTATAGTCAGCACTATAATTAGAACGATACATTGAATAAACTTGTCCCGATGTCCAATTATATCTTGGAATTACTAATCTTACATCAGTTGATTGAATTTTTTTCAATGAAATCATATCATCAAAAATTTCTCTTTCATATTTAAAATTATCAATTGGAGTTGGTGGATTGTTTTCATCTGGAGAAGCAAGATATGAATTACTATGCTGACTACCAGTTGGTTGTCCAATATATGAAGTTATGCCAGCAACAGAAGTAGTATCCCAAGTTTGAGGTCTACCAACAAAAAAATACATATTAGTTGGAGAAGCTTCTCCAAATGCTTCTTGAAACTGTTGTGCATTATGAATTCTAAACTGTTCAGAGATAAGGGCTGGCATTTTTACTAAATCTGTGGGAAATTTCTTGTGTTATTTATATTTATCATCCTCGCCAAGAGAGATTGAAATAATCTCCTTGGTTGTGAGAAGTTGCGGTTGTGGAGTTTATTCCGCGAGCACAATTTAATAATGTTACTCCAGAAATAGAAGTATATGAAATTATTTCATTTCCAAACTGAATATATCCAGACGAAGGGAATTTAGACAATGAAGTTACTCCACTAGCAATAATTGTTGTTTCTGAAGAAGTAATTGTATTAGCAAGTTTTGCTCCAAATGTAACATAACCATCTTGAGAAATATTCATAATATTTGTTTCACCAGAACCCGTAGTTCTTCCCGCTCGTGTTATAAAATCATTGATTGTAAGATTAGGAAAATAGCGAGAAAAAGTTTCAATTGTCATGCCTTGATAAAGATATGGTGCTTCGGTACTGTTCAAATTAGCATAAGGTTCTTTTGGTTCATATGTAAATTTGTTACTATCAAGATTTGCGAGAACATAAGAAAGCGCGGGAGAAGAAGGATTTTTATTAGATTCGCTTTCAATTTGAATTGTTTTTTGCATTGAAGTTGTAATTTCAGTTACAACACGAGGAAGTTCATATTGTTCATAATGATCTTTAACTACATTCAGTCCCAAAGAAACTGGTGTAGAATTACCATCATTTAAACCAGTATTGACAATTATTTCTTTAGAAATTTTTATTGGGTATTTTTGTCTAATAACTTGATATTTTTTTAAAAATAAAACATCTGGAGCTGATGTATATCCAGAACCAGGATTTGTAACAACTACATTTTGTATTTGTTTATTTTGAATTACTGCATATCCATCAGCTCCAGTTCCTGGATTATTACAAGCAGTTTTAAAAATAACAATTGGAGGAGTTTCATAATCTATACCAGGATTTAAAATATTAACTTTTGAAACTCCATAATTATAAACTGGAGGAATTTCAACAATTCCAGAAATAGAAACTGTTCCACTTATAGTTACTGTATTTCCATTTGGAATAGTAACACCAGACATTACTGCTATTCCAACAGCATTTTTACCAAATATAAATGAATTGTCTGTATAAATTGCAGCATTATATTGATAATTATCAGAATATTTAGTTACAGAAGTATCAAATGAAATTAATTCTTTTGGCGTCTCACCATCAATTTGAATTAAATCACCAGGAATAATTAAATCTTCATAGATGGAATATTTAACATAAGTTTCACATTCATTATTTGTTGATTTACCTAAATTAATAATTTTTTCAAATGGTTTACCATTCCAAATAGTAATAGTTTTTTCAAATGTTTTTCCGTAAAAATAAAGAATTTTGCATTTTTTATCAGAAATTGGAGGTTCAGTAAAAATTAATAAATTATCATAAATTGTATATGATAATTTATTATTTTGAGGAACTCCATCAAGAAGAACCACGATTTGATCAATATCTGGAATTTTTATATTTTCTTCTATATATTGTAGATTAAAAATTTTATTAGTACCATTAAACTGTGAGGATATATCATTTAAGATTTTATATTTACTAAATGTATATCCAAAAAACTGTCTTTCTTTCTCATAAACTGAACTAAAAACAATTTTATTTGGAATTACTGTTCTATCAATAGTATAACTTTCTCCATAAATTTGCAATACACCATCAATAAAAATTAAAAGATTTTCATCTGCTAAAGTAGAAATGTTTGTAGCGTCAGATTTATATAAATCAAATTTTGTTGTTGAACCATCAAAAATAATATTTTGCAATTTATATGAATATCTTTCATCATCAGATGCATTTAAGAATTTAAAGAAAGTTGAATAAAAAACAGATCCTTCTTTTGGCGGTTCAAATAATTTAATTGCGGTATTTGCATACTCAAATTCACCCTTAATTAATTTTGCATTCGTTAAATAAGAATTTGAAATTATTCCAGAGGCAACGGTAGGATTATCAAAAAGTACTTTAAAAGTATTTGCAGTGTCGACAGAATAAATTTCAAATTTATCATTAAAGTTTATATTATATCCAGAATATGTTACGCCCTCAATATGAACATATTGATCAACAGGATATGTTACTCCAGATTGAGTATATGCATAACCATGGTTGCCTACCGTAGTAATTGTTGCAACATTGTTTGTCAATGAAATTGAAGAAATATCTTTTTTTTCAATTGGTTCTTGAAAAATTTCATTGATGCAAAGAATTATAGATGTATTTTTTGTATCTGTTGGAAAATTACGGTCAGTAGATGTTAAATTAAATTGAGTTGTTGATGAATTAAAAGAATTGGAAATATCATCAATTTTAACTGCATCAATTTGATTTTCCAAAAAATTAAGGGAAGCAACACCTTCACCAACAATAGCAGATGGTGTTCTGGTATTAATTGTTTGAATTTCATATTTTTTATAATTAATGGTAGATTCTACATTAATTTTTGGTGCCTCAATTACTACAACATGATTTGTGTAATTTGTTGGTAAGAAAACACTAGAATCTGTTACTCCAGAAGTAACAAAATTTCCAGATTTTTCAATTGCAACTTCCCCAAAAAGCTTAAATCCTAATGGATGAACTGCTCTATCAATTTTTGTTTTATAATCTTTTAAAGATTTTGTACTTTTAATAACATATGAAAAATCTTGATAATAATAACTGTCAGTTATTTTTTGAGATGAAGCACTCAACTTACCAAGATCGCCATCAAAAAATCCAGATCTTTCAATATATCCAGAAATATTTCCGTATATTTTGGCATTTTTAACTTCATAAATTTTTGAAGTTGTTTGTTTAATTGTCCCAGTAATTATATCACCAACATTTATAACTCCATCAATCAACTGAACTTCTATCAAATAGGAATTGATTCCAATTTGCATAGATGATACCATTCTCAAAAAAGCACCACTAGAAGTATTAAGATATTCAAAATTTTTATAAATTTGGTTTGATAAATTTGAAATTATTAATTTGTAATTAAACAATAATTCTTTTGATAAAGTTCTGTCTATATTAAATTGACTTCCATAATTAGAAAAATTAATTGTTTTAATTTTACCAATAGAATTACTTAGAGGAAAAATTTCTGCTGCAGTATCAACAGCAATGATATTATCAGTTAAAGTATAATTTTCGCCCCCATTCACTACTTTTATAAATTTAATACTGCCATTTACTATAGTCGGAATTAAAATAGCACCAGTTCCAGTAGAACTTATAAATTTAATTATAGTATTATTTGAATATCTATTTCCACCAGAAATAACTTCAATATTATCTTGAATGCTTCCACTACTCAATGAATATTTAAATTTTGCGTCATCTAATTCTGTATGTACTAATCCTTGTACTAAAGGTAATTTTTTATAATCTGCGCCGCCGTCAATGTTTTTAATTTTTACTACATCACCAATAGCAGATTTTGAATAAGTATAATATGTTACACCACTATATGTTGTCTTTTCTGGCTGACCCAATAATGAATATTTAAATGTATTATTATTAATGACCTTAATACTATGAACATCTTCAATATAAGAATTTTTAATAGTAAAGAAAATTTTATTATTTTTAATTAAATTATTTTGCTCAAAATAATAAATTCTAGAAATTAATTGATCATTAAGAATTTCTTCACTAAATGTTATAGTTGCCCCAGGCGATCCCGCTGTTCCTGAGCGAACAGCATTTGTTATTTCATTGATATTCAAAGAATCTTCACTAAAAACTAAATTATATCCTACATTACTTGAATCGCTAATATCAAAAATATAACGAGTATTACGAATCATTTCAAATGATAGGTCTCTTATATAATAATTTCCAGTATTTGTTGGATCAATTTCCCAATAAACTTGTTTTGCTGATACCGAAGATATAGAAATTGATCTTCCCCCTGGTGGATTTGGCACAGAAGAATCCTTAATAACACTACTATTTGTTAATGTACCAGAAAAAATTCTAACCTCAATAGTAGAATTTTGTTTATTTACATTGTAAATTACACCAGAAACTCCATTTGAACTAATTGAATCTCCAACATTAATTCTATAATCAGGATTACTATCTGGAATATATAAAGAAACTTTATTTCCACTATTATGTAATCTAAGTGGTGTATTGAATTGAGATCTTATTACTGTTAATTGACTATTACTATAGTTAATTGATGTAATTTTTAAAATTTCATCATTAATTATGATATAATCATCATTTCTAAATCCAGATGATGATATTACATTTATTGTATTTTGATTAAATGAAACATCAGAATTTAAAGTAGTATTAAATACTGGTTTATTATATTTAATTGTTTGATATGGGGAAGTTCTTACTTTAAAAGTTTTAGTTGTTTGTAAATTAATTTTATTAATATTTAAATTGACAACATCGCCATCAGAAAGTAAATGAGGAACACTAGTTGTTACATATGCCTCATAAGGAATTTCAGTATTAGTATAAGTTATTGATGTTGGAAATGCAAATTGAGATAATCCACCACTTATGGTAACACCAGATGCTGTAAATCCAGATGCAACAGCATAAGTTACAGAACTTACTGTGACACCACCAATTGCTTCAACATTTGCTAATACGCCAGATCCCTCTGTATTAGTACTATCGACAAATAAATAATCATTAATTTTAAACACTTTATCACTATAAGCAATTTTATAAGAATCTACAGATCCCCTTTCTACTAATTTTACTAAAAGTTTAGCATCATATCCTTTAGATGGAGTATTATTTGTCTTAATTCTTTTTGCTTTTTCGGGAAGATTATATTCTTCTTGATTATGTGTTACTAACGTATTATTTTTAGAAGGAACTGAATTATATGTTTTTCCTAAAATATAAGGAAAAATCCCTTTTCCAAAAGAATCAACGGTAATAAAATAACAATATCTTCCCTCTGGAAAATCTGGAGTTTTGCAAAAACGTCCATTACTTGTATCAAGATCTCCCAATCCATTTACAAACTCATAATCTTCTATGAATGCCCCAAGAGGATATAAAGTTGTGCTTGGTCTATTTGATGAACTAGTAACTAATCTATAACTACCAACAATTCTTTTAATAGAACTTGAAGTATTTAAGGCATCAGAATAACCATAAGGACCATAAATTGGATTTCCATCATACGCCCAACCTATAATTGGTGAATGTGTAAATCCAGAAATAATTTCTGCATAATCTGATCCAGGACCAGTTACATTGTCATTTAAAATATTACGAAGAATTTTAGGATTAAATGCATATGCATATTCTAAACCATATGCAACATTATTACTTGGATACAAATATCCATTACCAGGATCTGTTTTCTTTATTGGAGAAATGGACCATTCTTTAGTTGTAGAATTTTGAGTATAATTTAATTTAAAAACTCTATCATAATTCCATTTTCTTGTCACAATATTTGCTTTTACACCAGCACCTTTTGATACTAATTTAACTATAATATTTGATTTTTCAGAATAATCAATACCACCACTTAATACATCAATACTCGTCACAATTCCATTGCTAATATTTGCTTTTGCAAATGCACCTTTTCCTCTTCCTGTAATATCGGTAATTACAACATTTGGAGGAATAGTATAATTATTGCCAGAATTAGTTACAGAAATAGTTTTAATTGATCCATTTAAAATATCAGTAGTATTTAAAATAGAAGCAGTTGCATCAAAACCATAAGCAATTTCCAATTCAGCATCTGAAGTATAATTACTTCCTCCACTCAAAACATCTACTGTTATAACTTTTCCATTCGCAATATTTGCATGAAAAGTGGCACCAGAAGCAGTAACATTTTTAATTCTAAAACTTGGTTGAATATTATCTTCAAAACCATATCCATTATCAGTTATATTTACTGATACTACATCACCAAAGGTTTCATAATCAAGATCTTGGCAACTAAAAGCTTCTACGCCATTAGTAAATAATCCAATTGAACGATTTCCGACTGATTGTATTTGAGTTATTTTTTGAGTTTTTAATGGAATTGTTTTTAACAGATATTGATTTCCAACATTATATCCACTATTAATAAATGGACCAATTGGATAATTTGGTAATCCAGTAGATGCAATATAAGCATAATTGTCTGTTTTATAAACAGCAGTTACTTCAGTGCTTAAATTTTTTACTCTATTATTAATTTCTGTGTTTGAACTACTTGATAAATTCCCTTCTTCATTAATTCTCCAAGTAGTAAATTGTTTTCTGACATCATTTGTCCCATCATTTAATAATTCAATTGAATCTAGATCATTATAATATGATGAGCCATCAATAATATCATAGGCGGAAATAACACCAACTAATTTCATTTTAATAATATTTTCTGCAGTTTCAATACCTGCAGAATAACCATAAAGATATTCAGTAGTTTTTACTGAAGAAAAATTAATATGCGCTACTTTTTCAGTATCATATGAACCTCTATTACAATCAAAAAATTGATTAAATGATTTGAATCTATAAGTAATAATTTCATTATCAATTTGAATTATTCCATTTCTTTCAGGAAATCCAATAGTACTATCAACTGTAATTACACTATCAGTAGAAGTTAAAGATCTTCTTAAAATTGTTTCTGATGGTACTTTAAAATTATTTCTATTTAAAATGTTTAATCTAATTTCATAGATATTTTTATTTCCAGAAGGATAATTGGTAATGTTATTAACAACAATTGTGTCAACAATTGCACTTGCTAACGATGTTCCAGATATATCAGTTTGTTTAATTTCATATCCAACGAGACCATATGGATCACCAACAATTGTTTCTATTTTAATAATATCATCAACTGTCCAATCTGAATATGAAGATTTAATTACATAATCTTTTGGAAATTTTATTGTAATTTCTTCATTAAAAAGAGAACGGAATAAAAATTGAATTGATGAATTAGTTCCTTTAGATGCATAAAAATCTTTAATATTTTTAATTAAAGTTACTAAATCTATTTCAGAATTTATTTGTGTATATGGAAATCCTTCTAGATATTGTTCCTCATAATTTTTTATAATTGAAAAGAGAAATAAATTTGATAAATTATTTACTATAGAACCTTTTGTATGGACTGCTGCAGTACTAGAAGTAACAGTTGTACCAATCTCTTTTAATTCGGTAGTGGCAGAATATCCTCTTTGACAATTTAAAAGACTATTTGTTGCGATATCTACGTTTTGATAAAAAATAATTTCATTGTCAATACTAATTATTCCATTAGTTTTTTCAAATCCATAAAGAGAGTTTAATTTAATAGTAGAAGTAGTAGAATTAATATTTTGATTGAGAATATTTGACTTAACTAAATTTGATTTAGACAAATTATCAAGATCTAAATATTCTAAAATATTATTAGAAATATCTAAAGGAGCACCTTTAATTTCCAAAGATTTATAATATTCTGCAAAGAAATTTATAAAAACAGAAAAATCTTCAGATACAAAATCTGGAAGTTGCTGTTCAATAAAATCAGAAATATTTAATCTATTAAAACTCATTTTAGTTTACGTCTTTAAATATTTGAAAATTGCTATTATCCAGAGAAAGATCAAGATATGTTTCTCTTACTGCATAAATATCAGGATTTTTTGGAGTAACTGTTATAAAGATTTCATCATTGTCATTACTTCCAGCAGTAATCTGAAGTAAATTTATGTTTACTTCACCATTAGAAAAATTAATATTACCAATATTATCTAAAAGAATTACTTTAGTTGCCGTTATCGAATCAATAGTATATATTCTAATAGTTCCATCTGATATATTATCAAAATATACATTATAATTTGGATAATTTGCAATTTTAAAAGAACTTGAAACAATATTAGTTTCATTATTACATTTTGGATCTAACTCATTTACATAACAGAGGAGATACTGAGCTTTTGTATTAAGCGCGGGAAGAAGTTTTTTTCTTAAATGTATATTAGTATTATTTGATGTAATAGAATCTTCCGAAGAATCAATAACTGTACTTAATTTACTTTTCTTTATTGATCCGCCAAATTTACTTAAAATATTTGTATTTTTATATTCAAATAAATTTTGTATACAAAGATTTTTAACTTTTTCTGAACTTAAATTTGTTAATGATGGATTATAATAAATTTTAGAATCCAAAAGTACTTCAATAATAGAAGGATCTAAAATTACGGGAGTTACTGATGCTACAGTATATTGTTTTAACTGTTCAATTATTGATTTTTTTGTTGATGTGCTTAATTTATCAGAATATTTTGGTTTAATAGCAATTTTTACTCTTCCATATTCAGGTGGAGATTCATTTTCTCCGCCATAAACAATAATATCAGCAATAGATGCATATAGTTTTTGTATAATAATTTTATAATCATCTAATGTTACTGCTCTATTTTGAGAAGAATAAAATTTTGGAGCACTATTTTTAATTTCTTGAATAGATTCAACATCATTTCCACCTTCACTTTTGGAAATTAAAGTAACACTGATGTTATTTAATTGTCTTTGGAGATTTTCGTCATAAATTTCGCCCGAAAATACAAAAGATTGCAAATTATTACCATTTTTTCCAGAAGAAACAAGATAACTTACTTCAATAATTTCACCATTTTGCAATTTTCTTCCAATAACTCCATCACCAAACAATAATTCATAACGTAAATCATCAACTTCTTGCACAAAAAATACTAAATCTGTTGCAGAAACATTTAAAATGTTTTCTGATGGTAAATATTTGATTATTTTTGTTGAATTTACATTCTCCCTAACTTTAACAACTAACGTGCTTGTGTCAATATTCTCCGTTGGAATAATAAATTTTTGATCAGGAATTGTAGTATCGACAGTAAATTTATATGTAATGTAAACACCTTCAGTTACTTTTAAATTATCAGTACCAATGATATTTGAAATGTAGCAAATATTATCAATTACTGGTGATACAATATCCTCAGAAATAGCAAATTGATAAGTATCTGATCTATTTTCTGGACTAGAAGAAATAAAACAATTTCCTTTCTTTAAAGTTAAAAATTTAGGAACATTATTTGGATTTGTAGCAGCAAGCGAAGAATAATCTACTTTTAATGTAAGATATGCGTTTGAAGAAGTTTTTGACTTTGGAGTATAACCAAGTTCTTTTGCTTTTTTTACGACATTATCTCTAAGAGAAGCAGAAGTTAAAAATGTTTCATTAACTGCCATCGTTGTATTGAAGGCAGTATAGTAAGTATTATATGCTAAAAGATCAAGAATTGAAGAAAGTGTGGACGCTTCAAAATCATAGTCAGTAAAATCCGTATTACGCCTTAAGTATTCCCTTAAAGCGATTTTAATATCTGCGTAATCTAGTGAACTGACTTGTGTGAATGCCATTTATTATACTTTTGAAGAAGATGAAAGATTCAAGTTTATGCTATTTACCTGAGGACTTGAATCTGGAATACTATATTCAATTTGAATATCATATGTATATTCATCATCATTCAAATCTACAATGATGTTGAGAATGTTAACTCTCGGTTCATAAGTATTAACTAAGTTAATAATCTGATCTTTGATCATACCAGCAGTAGCATAATCAAAAGGTTCAAATAATAAATCTGGTATTCCACTGCCAAAGCGTCCATTGAAAAACTTTTCTCCTTTTTTGAAGGAGAAAAGATTTAGTAATGCACGTTTAATAGCATTATCATTTTTTAAAAGTACAAGATCTTTAGTTAATGGGTTTTTTGAAAATGTAAAACTCAAATCTTTATAAGATCTTGACGGTTTGAGAGCCATCTGATACCAGTATTTTTATTTATTTATGGTTATTCGTGCCATCTCTCCACATAATCATCAAATCCACCTTTGCCACCACACGGCCTTGAATATCTATCAACTGGAGGTTCATTATTTTTTTGTTTATTTTGTGAGACATAATCGGTAATCAACCGATTTGTGCCCCAATTTTCAATCATATACTCAGTATCACGATCTACTTGGTACTTTGCCATCTGTTTTCTCCTAAAGTAAGGTTGAACAGAACTTTTTACGGGGTTGCTATCCCGATTTTTTTACCATTTCGTAGTCATCGCCAAGAATTTCTTTTAAGTAAGCATCATTCCAGTGATGATAATATCCTGTTTTTGCTAGTTTTTCTCTATTTTTTCTTAAATGCTCTTTATTTTGCATTAAAATGAGGTTATACTTACCATTATTTGTCTGCACATCGCCAATATAAGTATTATATGAGGCACAATCTTCAAAAAACAACCATTCATCATACAAATTATTGTAATAGTTGACCCAAAATTGAACTGACTGAAGATCAAAGTAGTTCTTTACTACATAAAAAACGACATCATACCCAGAAATAGGCATAATGTCTTCTGCTGAAGTTTCAATCACTAAGTATTTTGCCTTTGAAGCAAAAGGACAAATTGCAAAATTTCCTAATTCTGGTCGAACTTTGGAAACTTTTTTAATCCAGTCTTCTATATGTGCTTCAGTTTTTGTCATTTTTATCTGGATGTTCTTGATCTGCAGGGGCTTTGCCTACAACATATCCAAAAATTTTAGCTTGTGATACTGGAGTGTCTTTTTGTGATTGTTCTTTTTTTTCTTTTGACATTATTTTCCTTGTCCTCTATAACGTTTACGTGCTACATTGCTTGAGCTTGCACTATATTTAGTATTTTTTCCCATACCCTGACGAGTACGCTTTGGTTTGAATTGAATTTCAACTTTATTAGTGGGAGAAGAATTTTTTGCCATTTTATCTACCTATAAACATTTTTATTATATCACATAATTTATAATATGTCATCAATCTCGATAACCTTCGGGGATGTACATCTCAGACCTATATGTAGTATAACCAGGAGCACTAATTGAAATACTTATAGTACCAGCTTCATGTGGAAGAACTAAACCAACAGTTGCGCTGCCAGATGTAGATCCATCAAAAGTTCCTGAAGGAGGCTGGAGATAGAAAAAACCAGATGTAGATCCATTAAAAGTAACTGAATATGTAAAAACAACATTATTTGAAATTTCTTCAGATGTTCTATACACATTAACCTCAAACAAATCCGCATAAGATGTTTGGCCATAGTACGTGAAGGAACCATTTACTGTAGGTGGTGGTACTACAGTAACAGTTTGGTTTGATGATAAAGATCCTCCAGAACCAGAAGCACTTAATGTATAAGTTGTTGTACTTGTAGGAGAAACAGTTGTTGATCCATTAGTTGCAACAGAACCAA